GATGTATGAGAGCGGGCAGAAGATAAAACACCGTGGCCCGGCGGATGCGGTTGGTCTTCCGCACTACGTTAAAAATGTATTCGGCAACGATACAAAGGAGTTTTACCAGGAGATTAACCCACAGCTTAATACCGAGGTCAGAATCAAGGGCATCAATAACCTGTTAAGCCAGATTGGGTACAAGGCCGGATTCGCAAATGGGTACTTTGTCTTTAACGAGTCCTCCGGCATCCAGACGGCAACAGGCGTAGAAGCCGACCAGCAGCGCACTGTCCAGTTTATCAAGGATGTGCGCGATCAGTTGGAAGCGTGCCTTGATGCCACCATATACGCACTTAACGTATACGCAGACCTTTACAACCTGTCACCTGTAGGGCCTTATGAGGTTACATATGACTTTGGAGACATCCTGTATGACAGGGAAGCGGACCGTAGCCGCTGGTGGCAGTATGTTACGCAAGGCAAGGTCCCGGCGTGGTACTATTTCGTCAAATTCGAGGGCATGACCAAAGAGGATGCGAAGGCTATGGTTGAGGAAGCACAGCCGGAAGAAAAACGGCTTTTTGATGAAGAATAGGAGGTATGGAGATGATAAGTAACTGTGGGCATGATGAGCGTGGCAAGTATTCCGGCGGCAAGGCAGGAGATCAGAAGGGTGATGAGTGGGTCGTTATTCCGTGGTATAGCCGCCCGTGGGGCGTTATGCTCCGCCACCCAAACGCAGCGGTAGGAAAAAAGATTGCTGAACTTGCGGAAAGAGCGGCGAAGAATGACCATATTGGCTACGATCAGGGAGACCGTTACACATTCTGGCAGCAGCTGAAAGCATCCAGCTATGACCCGGCGAAGATCACGGTTGACTGCGAAGCAGACTGTAGTTCCGGAGTTGCGGCACTGGTAAAAGCCACTGGATATCTGATGCAGGACAAAAAGCTCCAGGGCGTGAGCATCTACTGTTACACAGGTAACCTCCGGGCGGCGCTTGTGAAGGCAGGGTTCGGCACATACACAGAAAAAGAGTACCTTAACGGTGATACTTACCTGCGTCCTGGTGATATCCTACTGTTGGAGGGCCACCATGTAGCGGTTAATCTGACCGATGGAAAGAAGGCCAACGTGGGAAACTATTTGACCGGATGGCGCAAATCTGACGGTAAGTATATGTATTTCTCCGGCGGCAAAGCCTTAAAAAACCGCTGGGAACTTATCAACCATCACTGGTACCTGTTTGGCGCAGACGGCTATATGCTGACCGGGTGGCACAGATGGGACGGACACAACGTAGACCCAGAGGGCAACACCGGGGACTGGTACTATCTGGATGAGACTGCCGGGGGAGTCTTGGAGGGTGCTTGTTGGCACAGCCTGGACAATGGAAGCATGGAAATATGGTATGTAGAGTAGAGGGGCAGTAGCAATGGTCAAAGAAGCTCAGCCAGACGAACCAACATTATTCGGAGAGGAGCAAAAAGATGGCAGATAAACCAGTAACAAGGGAAGAAAAATATCTTGCGTACTTGACAGGTGATTACACGGGCGGACTCCAGAAACCAATAACGAGAACGGAGAAGTATTTATACGAATTATGTTTAAAAGGAATTGGCGGGGACATCTCGCCGGAAGAAATCAAGAACGCAGTAAATGAGTACCTTGAAAAGAATCCAGTCAAACCCGGTGCTACAACAGAACAGGCACAGCAGATCGAGCAGAATAAGACGGATGTTACTTCGCTGAAAAAGGAAACTAGTTCACTAAAGGAAGATTTAGATAATTTTAGATTTTATGAATCCAATGGCTTTTTTAAGTTTGTTTCCAATTGGCACAACGGAGATATAGATGGTGCTGGTGAATTTGTGGATTCGATATTTACAAGACGAAGTGACAAAGTTGAAGCGTCGTTACTTAAATGCGTTGAAATTATAACACATAATCACAATGGATGTAGTGTTAGAGAGTGGGATATTAACGGGAGATATTTAGGCTCATCATGGGTTGCATCAAGCGAAAACATTGAAAGTAGAACGGACACGTTTGATTTCAAAAACGATACGGCATATATTGCATTTACAATAACAGGCTCAACCAATTATAATGCCAATGAGAATAATGTTGATATCAAAATATTTATTGATGATTATTTCTTAAATGACAAAAGTTTACAAAAAGCATTAAAAATCAAAAAGGGCTTTGTGTCACCAGTCGCCGATTTTGGCGCATATGGAAATGGATTACACAATGACACAGAAGCTTTACAAAATTGCATAAAATTTTGCATTGAAAATAGCGTTCCCCTAAAATGTGAGAAAGCATACCAATTTATGATCTCAAATACGCTTGAGTTTATTGGCATTGATAATTCTTACACAACGGGAGAAAGCGAAAATATTGTCCGAACATTCAAAACTATAAATGCTGAATTTGATTTTAATGGTTCAACAATCTTGGCATATGGCAATTTCGCAGAATCATCACACACAGCATTGTATGAAGGTGAAGAAATTCCTAGTGTATTGTATATTAAATCAACAAATCTTTATGATATGCACTTTGAAATAAAAAATCTTTTTATTGATGCTCGGAAAATCAATTGTGTTTGCGTCTATACGGATGAATTAAAAAAATCAACATTTAGAAATATTACAATTAAACATTTAGCGAAAATTGGTATATATATTGAAAACAATTGCGGTGGCATAATGTTTTACGATATACAGATGATTGCGAATAAGAAAAAAGCAATTGGTTTCTGGAACGCATCAAGTGATTGTTATTTCGATGGGATATATATGGTTGATGTAACTTATGGAATGATTTTATCTGCGTCTTATTGTAATATAAAAAAATTTCATCCATTTATTCTTACACCCTCGTTTATATTGGGTTCTGTGATGTTTAAGTTATTAAGTAGAAATGCGAGCGGTAAATATGTTGGTGAATCTACAATTATTTTAGATCAGTGCTACGCAGATACATACAATGTTGTATTCGATGTGTCATCGCACATTGGGCATAGAATCATTTCAACTGGAATGACATACATAAATAATACTCAGATTTTAAATAATTTGTTCGGCAAAGACACTCCAAGTAAAATGATTTGCGTGTTTACGATGAAAAATGAAGGCTATGCAAATAAAATTAAACTTTCATCTAATTATATGTCAGGATATAAAAAAGATGATACTGTTTACACATATTTGTGCGATTCAGCAGGAGATGAATCAATAATTGATGATATGTCAGTTATATCCAATGTCAATTACAATAATGGCGAATTGATTAACTAACGAAGGCTTTAGTTAACTAAGCGTCTTATGACCATTGCTTATGCTTCTCCCCAAAAAAACAGCTGAAGACCGAAAGAGGTGATATATTATACTTAATCCAGAATATTTACGCCAGATAGCAGAGGGCAGCGAGGATATAGCATCTTCGCTGCATAGCTATATTATTGCCCGAATCATCGAAGCTATCATGATACGATTGGGGCGCGGGGAGAAGTACATACTCACATCATCCGACCGCTGGCGCATCCAGATACTACAGGATGCCGGGTATCTGTTGCAGGATATCACGCAGGAGATAGCCCGATATACAAAGCTACAGCGCGAAGAGGTAGCCGACGCAATGGAAGAAGCCGGAGTAAAGGCTATGGCTTACGATAAGGCTGTATACGAAGCTGCCGGAATCACCACGGAAGCCCTAGAACAGTCTCCGGCGCTGGTGCGGATACTTCAAAGGGATTACGAAGCCACTATGGGCGAGTGGTCGAATATGACAAGAACGACCGCAGAAGCCGCACAGAGCCTTTTTGTAAGTGAGTGCGACAATGCGTACCATAAGGTCATAAGCGGGGCTGTATCGTACACACAGGCCGTCAGAGAAGCTGTTGATACGGTTGTGCAGAATGGTGTTATAGTCCGGTATCCAACGGGGCATAGAGACACCATTGAGACGGCAACAGCGCGTGCGGTGCGCACCGGGATATCTCAAGCTTCCGGTGACATATCCATGCAGCGGATGAAAGAGCAGGAGTGGGACATCATTCTTGTGTCTGCTCATATCGGAGCCAGAACTGGAGACGGCGGGGCGAATCCGGGAAACCACCTGTGGTGGCAAGGGCAGTTTTACAGCCGGACGGGGCAAGACAAGCGCTTCCCTCCGTTTTCTCTGACCGGATATGGCACGGGAGAGGGCCTGGGCGGTTGGAACTGCCGTCACAGCTTTGGACCCGGTGACGGAATCAATAACCCGTATAAGGACATAGAGACCGCCGACAACGAGCGCATGGAGAAGCTGGAGCAGCGGCAACGAGCCTTAGAGCGCAGAATCCGCAAAACAAAGCAAGCGGTTATGGGCCTACAGACGGCGGTAGAAAACTGCAAGGATGATGCGCTACGCTTCGAACTGCAAGCCGGGCTTGACAGGAAGTCTTATCTACTCCAGAAGCAGAACAAGGCATACAACGAGTATTGCAAAACCAATGATCTTCGACCGCTTGCGGACCGGCTCAAAATTGCAAAATGGGGCCGCGAACAGGCAGCAAAGGCGCGTGGAGCTGCAAAACGGTATGAGCATTTGAAAGGGTGATGACCATGTACGATGTTGAATGGGAGTATTATAACCCCAACCCAGCCGGTAAACGGGTCGGGGACTGCGTTATTAGGGCTATTTGCAAGGCAACAGGGCAGGACTGGGAGACGGTATTTTCTGGCATCATGGTAAAAGCCTGTATGTTGTCGGATATGCCAAGTGCAAACTATGTGTGGGGCGCGTATCTCAAAGATAGGGGGTATCAGAGGTATCTGATAGATGATCACAGCCAGAGTATCTATACAGTGTTTGATTTTTGCTGTGAGCATCCGAATGGAACTTACATATTGTGTATTGACGGCCATGTTGTTTGCGTGCAGAACGGGCACATATTTGACACATGGGACAGCGGAGGCGAGATCCCAGTGTATTACTGGGAGAAAAAATAATACATTAGGAGATAAACACTATGGAAGTGATTATACACTATGTAACTGCACACTGGGTCTCATGGCTGTTTGGCCTTATGTCAGTATTGCTTTCTGGGGCATATCATAAATTGTCTAAACAATTAAAATCAGAGCGCACCCGAACAAATGCAATCAATGCGGGAGTTTTGGCGCTCCTCCATGACCGACTTTATCAGGCCTGTACCTTTTATTTAAAACGCAAATACTGCACCCTGGAAGACAGAGATAATCTTGAGTATATGTTTAAGCCATACAAGGCACTCGGAGGAAATGGAACCGGTGAGGATCTTTATAACAGGTGTTTGGCTCTGCCATATGAGCCAAGAGAAAGCGAGGTGTGATAGATCTCATCTTGAAAGTGTATGATTTTACAGTACCGGAGCTGAACCAGTTCCGGCAACTTGCGAATTTTACACCAGAAGAAAGAGCTTTATTTGAATACCGGGCCGCAGGTGTACCAATGGAGATCTGCGCTGAAAACATGAATGTCAGCCTTGCCACCGCGAAGCGGATCAGCCGCCGGGTAAACTCAAAGATCATTCGCATATGTGGAGAAAGGTAAAAGGAAAAGAGCCTGTATCAATGGCTCTTTTCTTTGCTTTGGCCAATTCTTTTTTCAAAATCGTTGACTGCTGCTGTTATAAAGCTGTTTATTGACGAATAGCCAAGTGACTCAGCTACTTCTTTTATTCGCTCTTTTTCGCCCTTTTTTAAAACAAGGCTAATTCGGTCATAGGCTTTCTGGTTGTACCTATTCTTGACCTCCGCTGATGTTTTGCCCACTCTTTCCCTCCTTAACTTTTTCTAGTATCGGCTTAAAGAACCGCTCTTCCGCGGCTTTCCTCGCTGCCACTGCATCTTCAATATTATCGTACCGGCCCAGATTATAGTTTTTTCGTCTGAAAGTAATCTGCGCTGCCCATTTACCTTTTTCCTTGTTCCAGTAAACCCCTTTAAAACCAGATGTGTTGTTTTTAGACAACTGCGCTGTCAATTCTTCTGCCAATGTACCGTCTATATAGTGCTGTTTTTTCCGGTTTTCGTCGAGCGTAATCTTGGCAACCTCAGCAGTATGTTTGCCACATGACCCAACTGTTTTTGCTTTTCCAATAGTGCGCTGGCAAGTTTCTCCACAGTCACATTTGCACTCCCAGATAAAACGGCCTTTCTCGTCTTTGCCTACTCTTTTAATAAAGGTTAGTCGTCCGGTCCTTTGGCCCGTCATATCAATGCTTCTATTGCAGCCG